TTCTAAATAGTTAATACATTTTAAGAAACTTGTAATGATATCAAATTATTTTTATCACGAAATATTGAGAAAGACTATTGTTGCTTTCGGAACACTTTTTAATGATATTAAAATAAAACATAAAGATAATGCAGGAGATGATTTTAGTATCATTACTGTTCCGATTGCTTATGGACCGGTTCAGAAGTTTCTAGCAAGAATTGAACAAGTTCCAGATTTAAAGAAAAGAGTTGCAATTACTCTTCCAAGAATGTCATTTGAAATGACGGGAATTCAGTATGATTCTTCAAGAAAGTCATCAACGATGCAAACTTTCAAAACTATTGATAAAACAAATAATGATGAATTAACTAAGGTATTCATGCCTGTTCCATATAATGTAAACTTTAGACTTTCAATAATGTCCAAATTAAATGAAGATGCGTTACAAGTTGTAGAACAGATTTTACCGTATTTTCAACCGCACTTGAATTTAACAGTAGATTTGGTATCGAGTATTGGAGAAAAAAGAGATATTCCAATGATCCTTGAAAGAATATCAATGGATGATCAGTATGAAGGGGACTTTACGACTAGAAGAATATTAATTTATACATTAGATTTTACTGCAAAAACGCATCTATTTGGGCCAGTTGGAAATGGAAATGAAGCTCTGATTAAACAAGTGCAAGTAGATTATTATTCAGATACTAACAGAGTTAATGCTTCTAGACAACTAAGGTATGTTGCGGAGCCTAGAGCAATTAAAGATTATAATAATGACGAAATTACGGTAATTGCTGAAGATCTTGACGATGAAAAAACACAGTTTAATGTTTCTGACGCAACAGCATTAATCATCAATTCATATATACAGATTGATGAAGAGTCGATGTTTATTCGTAAGATTACAGGCAACACTCTACTTGTAAACAGAGGTCAAGACAATACTGTTGTCACCACACATGCATCAGGAACTGCAATCAATGTAATTAATGATGCTGATGATGAATTGATTGATCTTGACGATGACTTTGGATTTAGTGAGTCTCGTTATGATTTTGGTGACGGTAAAATTTATAGTACCACTAAGGGAACTGATGTATGAGTTTTGAAGACATTGATAAAGCTTTAGATATTGAGACAACTCCGATCAAATCAGAGATTGTCAAGACGGAGCCTGCTGAAATAAAAAAACCTACAGAGACTGTAGATCAACTCCAAAAAGACTATGAGTATTCTAGAGGACAACTCTACTCAATTATTGAGAAAGGTCAAGAAGCCATTAATGGTATTCTAGAACTTGCACAAGAATCTGATTCTCCAAGAGCGTATGAAGTTGCAGGACAACTGATTAAGAATGTTGGAGATGTTACAGATAAATTGGTTGATCTTCAAAAGAAAATGAAAGATATTAACCAGGAACAGAAGTCTTCTGCGCCAACTAGTGTTACTAACAACGCAGTGTTCTTAGGATCTACCGCAGAACTACAAAAGTTCCTCAAAGGGTCTATGGGTGGGGATCTCCCTAAATAAAATATAGACCACTAAAAGTAATATGAAATCCTTCAAAGAGTTCTGTGCGGAAGCGTATTCTATTGATGAGGCTTGGAAACAAAGTCAAGTTCCCAAATCCGTAATTGCCAATCAAGCTAGACTGAATAGAGAAAAAGAAGCTAATAAAATTGGTTCAAAAGCGTTCTCCGATAGAGGTGGTCACGCTGCACTCAAAGCTGGTGGTGGTAAATCAGCGTTGAGGTCTGGAAGTAGTGTGAGTGATGTTCTTCACGCAGGTAGGAGAGCAATGGATGCAAAGGCAAAGCAAGACTTTGCTAATAGATTGAATAAACCTGCAGCAGCTGCACCAGCAAAGAAACCAATGGATGACTTTGCTGCCGGTGGTGGCGAGGCAAAAATGAAGAAGACTGGTATGACTAGAGACCAGGTAATTGCACAAGGTAAGAAAAACTTAACCAATCAATAGTAAAATGGATAAACTCACCTTTAAGGAATGGTCTATTCTCTCAGACCTAGAAACTATCGCACCTCTCGGAGAAGACTTTGAGTTTTCCATGGCTCGTGGAGAACTTAAGACTGCAAAATCTGCGATTGAAAGATTGATGCGTCACCTCAAAGGTGAGGGTGATCTTGAAGCATGGGTTCAATCCAAGATCACTAAGGCATCTGAGTATCTTGATACAGTAGCTGACCACATGGATGGTGGCGAAGATGATACTGAGAAAAAGAAGGAAGTAAAAGAATCATTCAAGTCGTATAAGTCGGTAGAAGAAATCGCAAAAAAGCATAAAGTATCTCCATCAGTAATTGAAAAACAGCTTGAGATGGGGATGAAAGTTGAACATGAACATACTACTGATAATCAAGTAGCAAAAGAGATTGCACTCCAACATCTTGACGAACTTCCAAACTATTACTCCAAATTAAAAAAGGTGGAAAAAGTAAAGGAAGATTGGTCTGAGAAATATAAGAAGTCAATTGATTGCGATAATCCAAAAGGATTTTCTCAGAAAGCTCATTGTCAAGGCCGTAAGAAAAAAATTGAAGAAAAATGTTGGGATGGATATAAACAACTTGGAATGAAAAAGAAGGGAAAAAAAGTAGTTCCCAATTGTGTGAAGGAGGAGTCTATTAATGAAAACAAAAGTGGTGATAATTCTTTGCGTGACTGGTTTACTAAGAGTCGCGCTTCTGATGGCACCCCTGGTTGGGTTCAACTGGGCGGTAAATACGCAGGAAAACCCTGTGCAAAACAACCAGGACAAACCACAAAACCAAAGTGTGGTTCCAGCAAAATGAAGGCAGCTCTCTCCGATAAGGAAGAGGAAAAAGCATTCCGTCGCAAAAATGAAGAAGACCCAAATCCCGACAGAGAGGGTAAGGCTAAGATGGTTGCGACTGAAGAGAAAGACGCATGTTACTCAAAGGTAAAATCTCGTTATAAGGTTTGGCCTTCTGCATATGCATCTGGTGCATTAGTTAAGTGCCGTAAAGTTGGTGCAAAGAACTGGGGCAACAAGACTCAGAAAGAAGGTTATGAGTTCTCCAATTGGAGAGATGACTTTAAAGCAACTGAGTATGAGTTTGTAGATATCATCAAACCAGATCCAATTGTAACGGGAACAACCAAACAACAAATCCAAGAAATGGGAGAGGTTGTAAGATATTGTCCAAAGTGTAAGAAAAAACAAACTGCAAAAGAATGCAAATATGGTGAAGGTTATTGGAAGATGTTCTCAATACCTGCATCATTAGATCCGAATCCTTATGATCCAAATGAGATTCATCCAGCAAATGAAAATGTGAGTTTTGAGATTGGTGGTGGCCACAGACAGGCACAAAGAACTGCAAAGATTAGAAACCTTGCAAAGGGCACAACTAATGCAGGAGAAAAGGCTGCTGCAATGAAGAAGTTAAGTGGCCCATCTTCACCACTTGCTGATTCTGTCATCCAACCTGGACAATTGAGAACCGAAGACTATCAAAGACTACAATCTACTGGTAATGTTTATACTATACTCTTCTCATGGAGAGGTAGACCAATGATGAGTCTTCAACTTTTCTTCCCATCAATGAAAAAACCATCAAGAGATGAAGTAAAAGCGGAAATTGAGAAGTTCTATCCAGGCGCAGTTATAATGCAGTGGTATCCAAGTCCTACTGATCCATCTAAACCAATAGTAGTTATTCAAGGTAAGTAAAATGAACATTGACCCTTCTGAAATTGTACTTGAAGATATCAATAAAATGTTGATCTATGAACAGCAGTCAAGGGTCATAGATAAATTAGATAGAGAAGAAGCAATAGAGTTTGCAAAAGCTTATTTTAAACTTTATCTCAAACAACAAGAAGTCGTAGCAAGTTTAGCAAAAATTTGATTTTTTTATGAGTGATCAGGTATATCTTGGTAATCCCAATCTCAAAAAGGCTAATGTAGCCGTAGAATTCTCGCAGGATCAAGTACTTGAGTTTATCAAGTGCAAACAGGATCCTGTGTATTTTGCTAAGAACTATATCAAGATTGTTTCTCTTGACCATGGTGAGATACCATTCAAGATGTACCCATTCCAGGAAAAGTTGATTAATAACTTTCATGGAAACCGATTCAACATTTGTAGGATGCCTCGTCAGACAGGTAAATCTACTACTTGTGTTTCATATTTGTTACATTATGCTGTGTTTAACGACAATGTTAACATAGCTATTCTAGCCAACAAAGCATCAACTGCACAGGATCTATTAAGTAGGTTACAGTTTGCATACGAGAAACTGCCAAAGTGGATGCAACAAGGTATTGTATCATGGAATAAAAGATCTTTAGAGTTGGAGAATGGTTCCAAGATTATCGCCGCGTCTACTTCTGCATCTGCTGTTCGTGGCGGATCGTACAATGTCATCTTTCTGGACGAGTTCGCATTCATCCCGAATCACATTGCTGACGAGTTCTTTGCCTCTGTATATCCTACTATTTCGTCAGGTAAAAGCACGAAAGTCTTAATTGTTTCTACCCCAAAGGGTATGAACCACTTCTACCGCATTTGGCATGATGCGGAGAGGGGTAAGAACGAGTATGTACCTACAGATGTACATTGGTCTGAAGTTCCAGGTAGAGATGAAAACTGGAAGAAACAGACTATTGCAAACACCAGTGAGCAACAATTCAAAGTTGAGTTTGAGTGCGAATTCTTAGGATCTGTTGATACTCTTGTATCTGCAGCTAAACTCAGATCCTTAGTTTATGATGATCCAATCAAACGCAATGCAGGATTGGATATCTATGAAGAACCACAAAAAGACCACAATTATGTAATTACCGTTGATGTGGCTCGTGGAGTGGAAAAAGATTATTCCGCATTTACTATTTGTGATACAACTACTTTTCCATATAGATTAGTTGGAAAGTATAGAAATAATCAGATAAAACCGATGTTATTTCCAAGCATCATCAAAGATCTTGCAATGGCTTATAATAAGGCTTATATTTTAGTTGAGGTTAATGATATTGGCGAACAAGTAGGTCAGATTCTCCACATGGATTTGGAATACGATAATGTCCTTATGTGTACCATGAGAGGCAGAGCGGGTCAACTTGTAGGTCAAGGATTTTCTGGAAAAAAATCTCAGATGGGAGTCAAAATGTCCAAGAATGTCAAAAAGATTGGATGCATGAATCTCAAGACATTAATTGAAGATGATAAATTACTTATTAAAGATTATGATGTAATTAGTGAATTGACGACCTTTATTCAAAAGGCAAATTCATTTGAGGCTGAAGATGGATGTAATGATGACCTCGCAATGTGCTTAGTTATATTTGCATGGTTGGTTATGCAACCATACTTCAAAGAAATGACGGATAATGATGTCCGTAAGAGAATTTATGAAGAACAGAAGAATCAGATCGAACAAGATATGGCTCCATTTGGATTTATTACAGATGGACTAGAAGGTAATGAAAGTTTTGTTGATGAAGATGGCAATCGTTGGCATGTTGATGAATATGGAGACAGTCAATACATGTGGGATTACCGATAATGGATATTGAAGATCAGTTTGAACTAGAACACTTATTTCTAACAGAAAGAAAGTGTAGGGTTTGTGGAGAAATAAAAGACCTTATAGATGGATTTTATTTGACTAGAAAAGGAAGAGGAGATATACAATCTGCATATTCATATGAATGTAAAATATGTACGATAAAAAGAATTACCAATAAACGCCAACAAACAAAGAAACGCAAACAAGACGACTTATCTTGGCGTTATCCGGACTGGTAAATTTGTTCATTGGCGGTTTCCCCAATGTAAAGTTAGCAAATAATAAATATTTGTAGTTTAAATGAAACTTCTTTAGAGGGAAAGAAATGTCGCTAAACTTAGTATCGCCAGGCGTAAAAGTCAGAGAAGTTGATCTTACTGTAGGTAGAATTGATGCGGTAAATGATCAGGTTGCAGTTATTGCTGGTCCATTTGTAAAAGGACCTGTTGGTGTTCCAGTTTTAGTAGAAACTGAGCAAGACTTACTTAATACTTTTGGAAAACCATCAGATAAAGATGGTCAATATGAGTATTGGTTAACCGCTTCTTCATATCTTTCTTATGGTGGAGTTTTAAGAGTTGTTAGATCTGATGCTTCGAATCTGGTCAATGCACATTACCCAGTTTCCAGCCCAGTTTCTCTTAAAATAACCTCATCAGAAGATTATACAAATAATCATCAAACAGATTCCGATTGGATTTATGCAGCTAGAGATCCAGGATCTTGGGCTAATGGACTAAAAGTTTGTACTATTGACAGTTTTGCAGATCAAAGAGTTTCCATAGGTACATTTGGAATTGCAGTTGGATATGCAATTACTGCAGGAGTATCTACTTCTTATGTAACTTCTTCCGGTACAGTTGAAAATTTCTCTGGTTACATCAAAGGATTAGTAACCAAAGTAAATGAAGGAAGTATTGATGTAAAAATTGTTAGTAAATATGATAATGCAACTGGAACTCATTCATCCATTGATTACTCAGAAAACGGATTGAATAGAATTCCAGATGGATCTACAGGAGTTTATTTACAAGCATTTGATAATGTAGGAACCGCAACTTCCTTGGAAAAATTAAGATTATCAAATAACGCTTCAGTTGGTATCGGATCTACAATTATTAGCGTTCCCATTGGTGTAAGTATTGGTGCAATTTACGTTGGGGATCTTATTCAGACTTTAAATGGATCATATTCAAGTAGAGTTGTGGGATTAGCGACAACCAGTGGAGCTATTATTGTAGAGAATTCTTCTCCTGTTACTTTTGCTTCTACCACAATGGTGGTTAGATATACTAGAAATGCTATTGATAGTACATTATCAAATGGTGAGGGTTTATTAGCTACCGCAGCAAATACAGTCTCGGATTGGTATAATCAACAAACACTTGGATTAACAAATTCGACTGTTTACTGGAAGAATATTGCACCAAGACCCGGTACTTCTCAGTACTCTTTGGAAAGAAATGGAAAAAATGATGAGGTACACGTTGTTGTAGTTGATGATTCTGGATCCGTAACAGGAATTTCAGGTAATATCTTAGAAAAATTTACCAATCTTTCTAAAGCTACTGATGCTAGAATCTCTCCATCTCAAAATATTTACTACAAAACATATCTAGCAAGTAATTCAAATTACATTTTTGCAGGAATTTCAGATTCTGTAACAGGCGTGAGATTTACATCTTTAGATGGATATAGTCAAACTTCTGGTGGATCTATTGCATGGGGCCAAGATGCAACAGGTATTAATTTTGGTTGTGTAGGATCAAAAAGTTATAGTTTTTCTAGTGGATATGATTATTCATCCGCAACTGGTGGAATGGATATTACTTTGGCGGATCTCCTCTCTTCTTATGAAGTATTTAAGAATCCAAGCGAAATAGACGTAAACTTCATTATTTCTGGTCCAAGTGGTGGAGATACTATTTTTGAATCTCAAGCAAAAGCAAATAGATTGATCTCAATTGCAGAGGAAAGAAAAGATTGTGTGGTAACAATTTCTCCACATAAAGCCGGAGTTGTAAATGTAACTAATAGTGATAGTCAAACATCAAATATCATCAGTTTCTATGATTCCGTATCTTCCAGTTCATATGCAGTATTTGATTCTGGTTATAAGTATATGTTTGATAGATTTAATAATCAATTTAGATATGTTCCTTTAAATGGGGATATTGCTGGATTGATGGCCAGAACATCTATCAACAATTATCCATGGTTCTCTCCAGCTGGATCAGCTAGAGGAGTAATTAATAATGCTGTAAAACTTGCATATAATCCTTCACAGAGTCAAAGAGATCTACTCTACCCTAAGAGAATTAACCCAGTAGTATTCTCACCTGGAGCTGGAATTATTCTTTTCGGAGACAAGACTGGATTATCCTATTCATCTGCATTTGACAGAATTAACGTTCGTCGTCTATTCCTCACACTTGAAGCTACAATTCAAAGAGCTGCAAGAGCTCAACTATTTGAATTTAACGATGTAATTACTAGAACTAATTTCGTTAATATTGTTGAACCATATCTTCGTGACGTTAAGGCAAAGAGAGGAATTACTGATTTCCTTGTAGTATGTGATGAGTCAAATAACACACCCGATGTTATTGACGCTAACCAATTTAGGGCTGACATCTTTGTCAAACCAGCAAGGTCGATCAACTTCATCGGTTTAACCTTCGTTGCTAACAGAACTGGAGTTAGCTTTGAAGAGGTTGTTGGAACCGTTTAATTCTAAATTAACACATCAATTCCTGTAGAGGTAAAAACAAATGGCATTTTCAAATACTCCCAGCTTTAGTTCTAGAACACTAGAAGATTTTAAAGCAAGACTAATTGGTGGTGGAGCCAGACCAAACCTGTTTGAGGTTGAATTAAATTTCCCATCATTTGCAACCGCAGCTTCATCTTCTGACAACCAAAATTCGGATCAAACTAGATCCGTTAGTGAATTATCCAGATTTATGATTAAAACTGCAAATCTACCTGCTTCCACTGTTGGTGTTATTGAAGTTCCATTTAGAGGAAGAAATCTCAAAATTGCTGGAGATAGAACTTTTGATGTATGGACAATTACAGTAATTAATGATGTTGATTTTACACTAAGAACTGCTTTTGAAAAGTGGATGAATGCAATCAACAAACATGATGATAACTCTGGTTTAATCAATCCTGCACAATATCAAAGAGATGCTATTGTAAAACAATTTGGTAGATCTTCTGTAGCATCAGCAAATTCTGATGTTACAAATCCAACTTCTACAACTCCAGGGGACAGTGTTCCTGTTCTTAAGGCATATAAGTTCTATGGAATTTTCCCAACATCAGTAAGTGCCATTGATCTTTCTTATGATTCTACAGATTCTATTGAAGAATTTACTGTAGATCTTCAGGTTCAGTGGTGGGATGCTTTAGATTCTACTGGAAACACCCAGTTAGGTACAGATCCTCAAGTATTAAACGCATCATAAATAATAGAAATAGAGTTTATACTTGAGTAATGCCTAAATTATTTGGTTTTAAAATCCAAGACTCGGGGGACGATGGATCTAAAAAATCTATCGTCTCTCCTGTTCCGGAGAATCAAGAAGATTCTTCGGACTTTTATGTGTCTAGTGGTTTTTATGGACAATACGTTGATATTGAAGGAGTTTATAAGTCTGAATATGATTTAATCAAAAGATATCGTGAAATGGCTATCCATCCAGAAGTTGATGGAGCTATTGAAGATATTATTAATGAGGCGATTGTTTCTGATCAAAATGATTCTCCAGTCCAGATTGATCTGCAGAATGTTCCTGCCTCAGATAAGTTAAAGGACATAATTAGACAAGAATTTAAATACATCAAAGAAATCTTAGATTTTGATAAGAGATGTCATGAGATTATGAGAAATTGGTATGTAGATGGAAGAATCTACTATCATAAAGTTATTGATTTGGAAAAACCTCAAGAAGGAATTAAAGAGGTCAGATATATTGATCCGATGAAGATCAAACTTGTAAGAAAAATTAAAAAAGATGGTAAACATGTTTTGAATCCATCTTTCATGGTTGCGGGAGACAAATCTGGAATTCCTAACATGACAACTCCTGAAGTTGAGGAGTTTTATGAATATGATCCAAATACCAGAGGTGGACAAAGAACCAGTAATTTTAAAAATGCTGTAGGTGGTGCTGCAAGAATTTCCAAAGATGCCATTACTTATGTTCACTCTGGTTTGGTGGATAGAAACAAACAAGTAGTTCTTTCATATCTACATAAAGCAATTAAGGCACTCAATCAACTTAGAATGATTGAGGACTCTCTAGTAAATTTACAGATTATCAAGAGCCCCAGAAAGAAGAATTTTCTACATTGATGTAGGTAATCTTTCCAAAGATTAAAGCGGAGCAATATCTTCGTGATGTTATGACTCGTTATCGCAATAAGTTGGTATACGATGCGAACACTGGAGAGATTCGTGATGATAAGAAAATGATGTCTATGTTGGAAGACTTTTGGCTTCCAAGAAGAGAAGGTGGTAGAGGAACTGAAATTTCTACACTACCTGGTGGACAAAATCTTGGAGAACTTACTGACGTTAATTACTTCCAGAAGAAACTTTTCAGAGCTCTTGGAGTTCCCGAGTCTCGTCTAGGTGGAGAAGGTGGTTTCAATCTTGGCCGTTCTTCTGAAATCCTGAGAGATGAAATTAAGTTCACAAAGTTCGTAGGAAGAATGAGAAAGAGATTCTCACATCTCTTTATGGATATGTTGAAGACTCAACTTATCCTAAAAAATATCGTTACTCCAGAAGATTGGAAAGTTTTATCAGATCATATCCAGTTTGACTTTGTATATGATAATCATTTTGCAGAGTTAAAAGAAGCAGAACTCATTCAAAATAGATTGAATGTTCTTGCAGTTGCAGAACCTTATGTTGGAAAGTATTTCTCTGTTGATTATATCAGAAGAAATG